ATATCAAATAAGATCTCAAAAACTTCTGTTCAGTGGCATGTTCAACACTCAAGATGAGAAAATAAAGCGTGTAGATGATAAGGCAACAGAAGCCAAAAAAGAAAGCGGTGAGGCCAAAAAAGAAAGCGGTGAGGCAAAGGCTAAAAGTAAAGAAGCCCTAAAAATTGCAGAATTTATACAAGGAAAATACGGAAATGCCAAAACCGAAGAAAACTGAGAATCCAGTAAAGAAGAAAAAAGCGAACAAAAATAAAATAGCGGGGTCAGGCCTTGGACGAACAAAGAACTCAAAAAAGAAGAAACGCGCTTGATTATACACTGATAATCATATTGGTTATATCAGGTAATCTACTTGATATTTCTGACTTCTTCACCAACTCATCTTATGAAGTATGGGAAAGCCAATATCTCCTATGCAGAGACTTTAAACTACTCGGCTTTTCACTCTTAGCTTTTAAATCAATACGATACGACCAACTAAAACTTAAAACCCTCTCCTTTATGTGTTGTGTTTGGTCAGTGGTCACCATAGTCTAGAATGCCATACTACCACAAACCCACATCAGGATTATTTCTATTCCGCTTTATGCTTTGTATCTGTGGTGGCTGCTTCGTATTGTCTTTATTGGAAAACCAGAGAAAGAAACCCACCAGATTAAATCATACGAAAAGTCAGGAGTGGCGTATAATATTTTAATGCCTGTGAACACATTTCGGGGCTTGCTCCAAATATTATTCTTACCACACAAAAACCCACTTTATGAAACCAGGGTGCTGGTAGCAAATAACAAAATAACATTAATAAAGAATAAGAAATTTGTGCAGATACCATACAACTACGAACACGCAAAAAGCTTCATGAATACAGGTAAGATAAGACTATGCAAGAATTACAGCAAGGCTAAGATTGACAGACTGATAGGAAGGAAAATGATACTTGGGTTTATGGATTGTAAAATGCTCGAAATTTAAGGGAGTTATTATGAAAAAATTAATTGTGTTGCTTGTTTTATTGTGTGCTGTAACCGTAAGTGCTGAACCGGCTGAGATTAAATGTACAAACATTTTCACCGGCACAATAGCAGCTTCAGGAGTAGATACAGAATACCCGCCACTTGAGATACAAAGAAAGTCAGGGTTTGAAGGTTTCTTTTCAGTGCAAGTTGTTAAATCAGGTACAGGAGTTTTAAAAATAGAGTATCAGTTAAGCAATGACGGTAAAACATGGAGTCCAGCGGTGCAAATAGTCGCCGCTGCTGTTTCAGGCACTATATACCCATACCCAGCAACCGGAGTTAATATCTTCGCAGGGTATCAAAGACTTGTACTCACGGAAACAGGCACAGCAAACGAGGTTTTCGTAACAGGAGTTTATAGATGCGTACAATAACTGTGACAGTAGTTTTAGTTTTGATGTTTGCAACAGGTGTTTATGCTTTTGGTGATAAGTTCGGTTTTGAAGCCTTCGGAGCTAAAAAGTTCGGGGCGTCGAAATGGGGAAGCGGTGGAGAAGCTATTGCGACTTATTGGAACACATCATACGCAGATACAGGGGATTGGAATACTGCGTATGGCGCAGATTGGGGCTTACCATATAACACGGAGATACCATAATGAAAAAGTTGATATTAATATTTATTATTTTATGCATGTCGAGCGCTTCTTATTCAGCGCAACAGGCTATAGTCCAAGGCGACACAAGATCGGAGGCATGGACTAAGGAAACAGCAAATAACGCAGAAAAAGCTTTTATTACTGGTACAGCTAAAATTACAACAACGGATGATGTGCAGGCGGGCAAATTTACCGTAACTGAACAAGCGGAACCAAGCACCCCCGCAAGCGGTTATGGGGATATTTACGCTAAGACAGATGGATCGCTTTATTTTAAAAATGATGCAGGCACCGAAATATTATTATCTGGTGTTTCAGTAGTATGGGGAAATATTACAGGTACATTATCTTCTCAAACTGATTTGCAAAATGAATTGAATGATAAGCAAGATACAACCACAAACCTCGACACGCTGTCTGGCCCAACAAATTGGCGCATAGTCTACTCTAATGGTAGTGGAGTACAAATCGAGTTACCGTTAGGCGCAGATGGTGAGTACGTAATGTCTAATGGCCCCGCAGTCGCCCCTTCTTTTGAAACACCAGCAGGTTCAGGTGATGTAGTAGGCCCTGCCGGTGGAGTTGTCGACAATGAAATACCGTTATACGATAGTACAACAGGTAAGTTAATAAAAGGATCGGGCGCTACTATCGACAGCGAAGGGCTAAAATTACAAGCAGTACCAGTGCCGACAGACTCGTTTCTTGACTCTAATAGCTTAAACCCAGATCAGACTATTTGTCAGATATTCTCGAACGCTACCACGCCAACACTCAATGCGGTTGTTTCTGATATGACATTTACTTATCAAAACGGTGGTGATGCTTCAGGTGTTTTTACGCCTTTTATGATAATGGATGGGTCAGCCAATCAATTAGAAATCCAAGTTAACACTACCTTACAGGCTGGTGATATTTTAAATTCAGAACTCAACGCAGATGCCAAATATGACGCTATAGAATTTGTAATCGATGGTGGTGGATCAGCAATAACTACAGGTACAAAAGGATATATCGAAATACCTTGGGATTGTACTATCGACTCTGTAACGATGCTTGCCGATCAGTCAGGTAGCGCAGTTGTAGATATTTGGGTTGATACATACGCAAATTACCCGCCATTAGATGCTGACAGTATTACAGCTTCGGCTGTACCAACTATATCGACAGCTATTAAATCACAAGACGCCACGCTTACAGGGTGGACAACATCACTTACGAAAGGTTCTATTGTTGGGTATAATGTCGATTCCGCTGCTACTGTTGAGTTTTTAACAATATCACTAAAGGTTGATAAATAATGAAAATTATATCTAAGTTATTAATTATACTTTTTACATTGTCTATGCCATTAAATTCATATGCTTTGGTTGTGGGGTATTCGAGGGTTGCGGGTGGCGGTGATTGTACCGGAACAGGAACAGTAGGCTTTTTCACACCATCCGCCGGTGCCGGGACTGCACAGTCCGCATTACACATTGACGCAACCGCTGGCTCAGACGTATGTATCACAAACGCCTATATACACGTCCCCGATTCATTCACTTCAAGCGACCATTTGCGAGTGGTAGTATGGGACAATGGCGGCAGTGTTTTAGGCATATCAAACGAGATAACGGGGACAAGCACAGATACAGTGTTGAGTTCAACTTTTCCGACCTCGTTCCAGTTAGGCAACGGGACATTGTACCGTGTAGGCTGGATTGCAGATGGTGTTATGCCTTATTGGTATACGTTCGGTGGTACTCTGTCAAATTATGTTGGAACAGGGTACACAAGCTACCCAACCGCAACGGGGATAACATGGACTTTTGGACAATCAAACAGGCAGATAGAAGTATACGTCACAGGAGAGTAATATAGATGCGAAAATATATAGTAGTCATTGTATCATTAATATTTCTTTCGTCGCCGCTATACGCCGGTATAACAGGGTATACGGGGACTATTGAGGATGGTAATACTATAAGCCTGCAAGGCAGTTCACTTGGCACGAAAACAGCTTCGGATTTATATAGGTACGGAACTTTTGAAGATGGTGTAGATGGCAATGTCCTTGATTCGGTATGGGACCCCGCAGCTGACACCACCGCCTCAGTAACTCCAAGGTATGACACCGATCAGCTAAGAGGCAACAGTACAATGAGTGTACTTTGTGATTTTTCACAAGAGGGGAACAAATTCGGCTCAGACTTTGGAAATGATTGGGCTATAACTCCTACAAGTCAGAAATTCTATGTGTCGTTTTGGCGATACTTTGAATTAACTGGCGAGAGGACTACAAACTATAAAGGGTGTAGATTCGAAGCGTCTGACACTGGTCTACCTCAGCTGAACCATCTTGATCAGGCTGCTGGTGGTATATACCTTACTTACGGTAGAGAAGATAGTTCCTCCCCCTCCGGTAGTCCTATAGGCATATCAAGACTACCAGAAGGCACATGGGAAAGGGAAGAGTACTATCTTGATGCTGGCACACAGGGCAATGCAGACGCAGATATTGCACTTTATGTAGATGCTGTTAAGGTTGCAGAGCTAACAAGTTTTATAGGGTTAACAGGGACAAAAAGATTTGCGAAAGTAAGAATCGGTCACTATTGGCGAAGGGTTGACAACGCAGATCCAGAACACTACTACGGCACTATGAAATCGTGGATTGATGATGTTGTTATCGACAATGGTGTTAGCCCAAGAATGAGGATAGAGGTTGGAAATAACCAAGTATACGATGATTGTACACACAGAGAGTACCAACCATACAACCTTTCTACTACAGGAACTTGGGGCGCAACTGATATAACAGAGGTTACTGTGCAGCAAGGTACTTTTACCGGCGCTGCTTATATATTTGCTGTACAGGAGGATGGAACAGCAGAAGATGGATTCCAGATAACATTCGCGACAGACACAACCCCAACATCATTAAAAGGAATAAATTCAAAAGGAGTATTGCACCAATGATAACTAAAAAGACTTTTTACCTGTTATTATTAGTTTTACTAAGTACCAACACCGCACTGGCTACTGATTATTATATTGCAAAAACCGGAAATGACGGGAACACAGGGCTATCAGTAAGTGTTCCGTGGAAAACTATAGGCAAAGCTAATTCTACCCTCACCGCGGGGGATACTGTTTATGTTAGAGAGGGTGTGTACGAGGAAACTATTCGGCCTGCAAGATCTGGTACATCAGGAAGTTATATTACTTACACCAAGTACGGGGACGAGGTAGCTACTATGTCGCACCCCGTAAATGCCGGGGTTTCTCTCGGGAATCGGAGCTATGTTAATATAGACGGAATAAATTTTACGGATACCGGGGGGAGTTGGGTAGATTTTACACCGAATGGAAGTTACAATATTATTCAGAATTGCTACATGAATACGGCTATCGAGTGGAACGGTATACGCCTTATAGACGGGGCGCACCATAACAAGATATTAAATAATACGCTGATTGGGCTATGCAAGCCTCATGATTTAATTAGAATTGTCGATAGCGAGTACAATCTAATTGACGGTAACAGACTTTACTATTGTTCGCATGTTGCCATAGTGATAGCAGATGAGGGTGTTGGGGTTACTAATTACAACATTATCAGAAACAACGTCATACAAAACAAATACCATAGCAATATTAGTATATACGGTACTGAGTATGTGCTTATAGAGAATAATGTCATAGCTGACGGGGGAGAAGAGCAGGTTGATAATGTCTGTGGGACTTATCGAGATCAAAACATGGACAGAGATGATCACGCAGGAATGATGACCAACATAAATTACAGTATTGTTAGGAATAACGTACTTGTAAACAATGGTTTTGGAATAAGCTTAGCATCGACTCCTGATGATGGTACATACAAGAGTTATAATGAACACAACAGGTACTATAACAACGTACTAACCGAGAACGTGGATGGTCTTAGATCTGGTTCAATAGAGCCGAAAAATGATGTAGTTATAAAAAATAACGTAATTCGAAGTAATACAAGGTTAGAGATAAATGTAGGCGGCTCTAACAACTCGATTTATTATATTGATAACGACATAGGATCTAATATCGTTGATTATGGCGTAGGGGCTGAATACATAACAGGAACTATAAATGTTAACCCGCTTTTTGTCGATTCTGCGGGGCGTGACTTTACTCTTCAAGAATCGTCTACTCTAATTAACGCTGGGGATTTTCTTACGGTAACAACAAGCTCCGGTAGTGGTACGAGTTTGCCAGTAGATGACGCACGATATTTTATGGACGGTTGGGGTTTGATTGACGGTGATACGATTCAGTTGGAAGGTCAAACCACAACGGCAAGAATAACAGCGATTAACTATAATACAAATACCCTTACCCTTAATGCGTCGCTTACATGGACGAACGGTTTAGGTGTATCTTTGATTTATTCCGGTAGTGCTCCCGATATTGGGGCGTATGAATACACTGGAACAGAAGAACCGCCGACACCAGAGCCGCCAACGATACCTTACGACCGTTATTTTGAAGCTGAAAATATGGGTTTAATTTCTCCGATGATAGAAGTAATCGACGAAGATGCGTCAGGGGGAAAATGTATATCTCCCACAACAGGAGAAGACTCGACAAATCCCACCGAAACAGCAAGTTTTAATTTCACTCTTGACACCGCGGGTACATACTACTTATGGGTGTTGATGGTTGGAGGCGATACGAGTAGCAACGCTCTATATGGTGGTATTGATTCTTCATGGGCGAGGGTCTACACGGGTGTCTTCACCGAATATAGGTGGAGAAAGATAGCAATTGCTGATGGCTCATCGAGTTACGGTTTTTCATTAAGCGCCGGGGCGCATACTTTGCGTTTAGGATATGGGGAGATCGGCACAAAAGCGGATATGCTGTACTTGTCGAATACGGAAGATGTAGCGCCATCAATACCATCTGTTATGCCTCCCGGTTCAGCAAATCCTCCGAGGGTGTGTGGTGTAAAGTTGGTATTGAGATAATGGGAAATTAAATGGATTGGCAAAACCCTGAATTTATGGCATTATTATAAAAGCTTTTAAATTATCCGGCTTTACTTGCTGTTTTATATATTAGATGGACAGATTCAAAAACAATGAATAGAATGTTAGATATAATTGAGGGAATGAAAAAGGAGAGTAAATGATCGCATACCACGCACAATTAAGAACGATGTTTCCCAAGGTACTATGGGAGACACGGAAGAGAGCCAGAGACATGGCGGTTGAGTATTTGATTAATAAGAGGAATGTCGTGACAAAGACGTTACAATAGGACTATATGACAACCAAAGACCAATACATTGAAATGATGCTTAAACACTTGAGCGATCCTGAAAACGAGTTCCCAACACGTGTAACGCTTGCAACTGAAGTTTTAGGTATGTCAAAATCACAACAGCTTTACGCAATATTTAACGTTGAAGAGCTTGAAGAAATAGAAGCCAAATCATTAGAGATAAGACGCACTAAATATGCACCAGAGCTTTCAAAGGTTGACAATGCGCTACTCAAGAGTGCAAGCGGGGGAGATGCAAGGGCGGCAAAGCTATGTTACCAGAGATTTGAGGGTTGGAGCGAGAAGAAAGATCTTACTGTTATTCCAGGCAAAGACGAAGACGGAAACCAAATGAAATGGGAAGTTGAAATTGTAAGGCCGGAGATAAAGGCATGAACATAAACGAACAACAAAAAGCAGTTGCAAAGCGTGGGCTATTAAGATCTTCACACCAATCAAGCGTGCTGACAGCGCTCTTAAATTTTCCAGACCCTATTTTTTTAATTGGAAGGCAAACAATTGAAATAGAATATATAGGCGAGAATAATCCATTTGCCTTTCAAAGAGTTAAAAATGAAGAACAGCGCAAACAGGGCAATGAGTCAACTTCTTACACGGGGCGGAGACTTAAATAAATGCCAAAGATCCAACTACCAGAGAAATTAGAAAGAATATTAACCACGAAAGCCCGGTTAATTGTGATTATTGGTGGTCGTTCTTCTGGTAAGTCTGAAGGTATGGGGCGCATATTGCCCATGAAATGCCAAACCGAAGCGGCCGATATATTATGTGGCCGTGAATACCAAAACTCTATTGATGATTCAGTACACAAGCTCATTAAGGGAGTGATAAACAAGTTAAAAATAAAAGGTTTTGAAATAACAGATAAGAAGATTGATTGTATAACTGGTGGAGGGTTTAGGTTTAGAGGCTTCGCTCGTAATTCTGACGCCGTTAAGTCTGCACAGGACTTTAAATATTCATGGATAGAAGAAGCACAATCATTAAGTCAAGATTCAATAGATAACCTGTTGCCAACGATTAGAGCAACAGGTTCACAATTATTCTTTACAGGTAACCCACAATCATCATCCGACCCATTCTCTAAAAGGTTTATAGTTCCGTTTCTAAATGAGCTAACAGCAAACGGATTCTATGAAGACCACATGCACCTCATTATCGTTGCAAATTGGCGTGATAACCCTTGGCATGGTGAGCTTGAGTCTCAAAGGCTATGGGATTTTGAGAACCTACCAAGAGCCAAGTATGATTGGATTTGGGAAGGTGCTTTCAACGACTCAATAGAAAACGCACTGATTCAGGCTGAGTGGTTCGATGCTTGTATTGATGCTCATAAAGTCTTAGGGTTTGACCCTGTAGGTGTGAGAATGGCAGCACATGACCCGAGCGACACTGGACCGGACAGCAAAGGATTTGCTTTCAGGCATGGCTCAGTTGTTTTAGATGTTCAGGAAAAAGACGACGGAAATATCAACGAGGGTGGAGATTGGGCAACAGGCCTTGCGCTTAATCATAGACCGGATGCTTTTACATGGGATTGTGACGGAATGGGAGTTGGGCTTAACAGACAAGTTACCGCAGCATTCAAAGGAAAGCACACGGTCATATCTCAGTTTAAAGGTTCAGAGGGTGTTGACTTCCCTGATGTTGTGTATGAGCCTGCTGACGGTTCCCCAATACAAGACCAGAAGACAAACAAACAGGCACTCAAAAACAAAAGAGCACAGTATTATCTTGAGTTAAGAAAGCGTTGTTTCAAGACATATCAAGCGGTCGTTCACAAGATGTATCACAACCCTGACGAATTAATTTCTTTTTCTTCAGATATAAAAGCATTGCCTCAATTAAGGTCCGAACTTTGTAATATGCCAATTAAACCAAACGCAAACGGTCTGTTTGAATTATACACAAAGCAGGTCATGAAAGATAAATTCAAATTTAAATCTCCGAACCTTGCCGACCCAGTAATGATGTTGATGAGGGTTCCGTATATGCCAGGGGATGCACCAAAAATAGTAATGCCAAAACCAATTCAAGCAATGGGAGTACATAGATGCCGTTAAAACACGCAGAAATTAAACAGATGGTCGATAAAGATTGGGAAGGTGGCTATGATACAAGATTAAAAGCGAGTGACGACCGGGTGTTTTACTTTATTACACAAATAGATGATTGGTTAATAAGCAATTCACAGCTTGGATATCTTGGAGAGTTTGACCTCTTGAGGAAATGCGGCAGGCAAATACTTTCAGACCTTGCTGAGAATCCTGTTCAATTAGATTTCAATCCTGTTGATACTGAACGAGAGGACGGAGCTGATTTACTTGATGGTATGTACAGGACCGACGACAACAACAATCAATCAATTGAATCATACGAAAACGCAAAGACTGACCAAGTTGTTTGTGGTTACGGTGCTTGGGAATTATACACAGATTATAGCTCGAGACGAGATTACAATGACAAGCAGGTAATCAGACGTAGACCATTAATGGAGGCAGTCAACACAGTTATTTGGGATGCAAACGCCGTGTTGCTTGACAAATCAGATGCAAAAAGAGTTTGCACCCTCGTAGCGTATACCGAAGATGGTTATCAAGATTATGTTTCTGAAGTGACCGGAGAAGACCCCGACGATGTAGAAGTAACCACGTTTAAAGAGCCTGAACATTCTTACGCTTTCCCCTGGTTTCCAAGCGGGGCAAGTGAGAGGTATTATGTCGGTAATTTCTATTACACCGAAAAGATTAAAACCAAAATGCTTACGATGGAAGACCCGATAGGAGAAGAGCGCCAGCTTTTAGAGAGTCAGTTGTTTGACGTTATGGACGAAATGATTGACGAGGGATGGAGCAAGATAGACGAGAAGGAAATAACAACATGGGAGGTAAGAAAGTATGTTGTTTCTGGTTCCGAGATCCTCAACGGTGAGATGGGTGAAGACGAAGAGCGAGAAGGTGAAGTAATAGCCGGTGAGTTTCTGCCTATCATCCCTGTTTACGGTGAGCATACGATAGTCGAAGGTGAAGAACATTATGAAGGATTCGTAAGGCTTGCAAAAGATCCGCAGAGATTAAGAAACTTTGTATTTAATTACATTGCTGATATTGTTTCTCGCTCTCCAAGAAAAAAGAACACATACGGACAAGAACAGATAGCAGGTCTTGAAAAGTTCTACGCCGAAACAGGTAGCGAAGATAATTACCCCTATAGAGTTCAGCACTTGAAAGACAAAGACGGGCAACCATTACCACATGGACCTCTCAATATGGGCGAGCAAGAGCAGCAAATACCACAAGCATTAGCGGCGCTCATCCCATTAACCCGAGAGTCTGTTGAAGATGTAGCACCGTCAATGCTACCAAAAGAGATATCAGACCCGAGCGTTCAGATAGCAAACAAGACAGTCCAGACAATGCAGGCTTCTATCTCTGAGCAGTCCACAATATATCAGCAACACTTTACAATATCAAAGCGTAGAGATGGGCAGGTTTATGCTTCAATGGCTGCTGAGATATATGATGTGCCAAGAAAAGTTACAATGACATTACCGGACGGAACCAGAAAAGAAGCGGAGATAATGTCCTCTGTTGTTGACGAAGAAACCGGAAAAGTAGTTGTGTTGAATGATCTTAATAATGCAGAGTTTAGAGTTACGGCAAAGATCGGACCAGCGTACACAAGCCAGAAGGAACAATCATTGGAGAAAATGATTATACTAATGCAGAATATGGTTCCAGGCACACCAGAGCATAAGATAATGTTGCTTCAAATTATGGCAGCTTCGGACGGTGTGGACACTGAAGAGTCGAGAGCATATGCAAGAAAAGAGTTGATAATGATGGGCGTTAAAGAACCTGATACCGATGAAGAAAAAGCAATGCTTGAACAAGCACAGAACCAACCCGAGAAACCTGATGCTGCGATGGTATTGGCTCAAGCTGAGCAAGGAAAGGCCGATGCTGCAAACGATAAGAACCAGATTGAAATTATGAAGACTCAGTTGAACGCACAGAATGAACAGATGAAACGAATGAATGATAAGTTCGGACTTATAACAGAAAGGTTCGATACACAGATTGATGCACAAGAAGCCAACGCCAAGATTGACAACACCAGAGTCGACACATTCGGGAAACAGCTTGACAATATGGCTAAGAATAGTGCTATAATGGTTGCAGATATGAGCGATGATGATTTATTTAAGCAGATGACGGGGTGATATGAATCTTAACAAGGTTATAAAATTTATAACAGATCTAACTTCCCGTAAATGGTACGGCAAATTGACAATAAGCATAGAGAGTGGTAAGATAACTCTGATCCGTAAAGAGGAAAGTATTAAAACATTATAAGTTAGAAGCTATTGGAACAACCAAGGCTCATTGATTACAGGAAACTGTAGTTGTTGAGCCTTTTTTATGCACGACCTACGGAGCGCACCGGACAAAGCAACTCTACTTGTGGAGAAACACAAGGCAAAAACCTAACATGAGGTTAAGCATGGGCGAACCAGCTACGAAAGTAGAAGAAGAAGGAGTTGACACACTTGAGGAAAATAACACGGTTGTTGAAGAGCTTGAAACTGACGAGGTAGAACTCGACGAGGACGGGAACGAGATAGTCAAAGTTGTAGAACTTGAGGAATGGGAGAAGACCGGAGAAGAGCCGATAGTTGGCGAAGATGGAAAACTGCCGGATGTCCCTGTTGAAACTCACATTAAGCAGAAAGAAAAATGGAAGCGCAAGAAAACAGCCGTAGATGATGAGAATGTAAAATTGAAAGCTGAGATTGAAGCACTGAAGGCAAGGAGTAACGGCCCACAGTCTACAGAGCCGAAGCGACCAGACCGTGACGACTTTGAAGACGACGATGATTATCAAGAAGCTAAAGAACAATACTTCATGGATAAGATCGAGCTCAAGAAGAATGCCGGAAGAGTAGCAGAAAGGAACCAAGCGATAACAGATAGGATTAAAACCGGAGTTGACCAGCATAACGTCAGAGTGGGTGATTTTGTTGAAGAGAAAAAAATAAACCCTGATGTTTATAGCAACGCTGAATCTAATTTTATTAATGCTATCGATGAAGTTTACCCCGGCAGCGGGGAGGCAAACGCCGACAATTTACTTTCTAAGCTCGGCAAAGGTTCTGAAAAGATTCTGTATTTCTTTGGTCGTAATAAGACCAAGCTTAATGAATTAAAAGAACTACTCAAGGAAGACCCGTCAGGAATAAAAGCGGGTATGTTCTTAGGTAGCGAAAATGTAAGACTCGGTGGAATTTCTGCCGGTAAACAAAAATCAAAGGCTCCAAAACCTGCGGCGACTGCTACTGGCGATGTTAATGCCAAGAGTGATTCAGCCAGCGGAAAAGCTTTAAAAAAGAAATACGATGCTGCACATAAGGCTGGTGACGGTACTTTAGCTTACAGCATAAGAACAACCGCAAGGAAGGAGCATAAAATAGATACCAGCAAATGGTAAAAGGAATTTATTATGGGTGATCTTCAAACCACTAAAACCATAGAAGCTTATTTTGACAACGTTCTTGATACATGGGAAGAGCAAACAGATTTAGTTGACATGGTACAATACACGGAACCTGATGGCGGGACAATGCAGACTTCAGGCGATTCGTATTGGGAAAGCGTACAGCAGCACTCAAACATTGTTGAAGGTGTTGACCTTTCAGGCGTAACTCCGACCGGTATTATCGAAGAGTCTGTAAAAATCTCTCTCGGTACTATGAAAAATGTTTGGACTTCTCAGCTGGCAACAGACATGAGAACTCAGAGTTTTTGGGAGCAGAAAGGAAAGATTGACGGTAAGACACAGGCACAGCGTTTGAATACAGATATTGCGGCTGCGGTTAATAGCCAAGGTGGTATTTTCTACCGAAGTAATGCCAATGACGGGCTTGAGTTTATGAGTGAAGGCCAGATGATTATGAACGAGCGCCAGTTACCTGATTCAATGCGTTATTTCATGTTTAACGACAGAACTTCCGGCAAGTTTGCACAGGAATTAGGTTCACGGCAGACATTGCAGGGCAGACCTGAAGAGTCATGGAAAACTGGACAACTTGGTAAAAATATTTGTGGGTTCGATCCTTATACAGGTTCATTCCTTCCGAATATTACCGGTGGTGCTTCTCCTGACACCACAGTGACAGGCAATCAGTCTTTTGCACCTGAAGCTGGAACAGTAACAGACGCAACGAACACAGTAACAAACATTGATTATCGTTATGCTGAAATAGTTGTTGCTGCTTCTGCTGGCTATGCTGTTGGTGATAAGATTAAATTCATCAACGGTGGTGTTGATGTTTACGCACTTGGACTTGGTGATAAAACAAACACCGGTCAGGCGATGACTTTTACTATCGTAGCAAAAGCAGACGGAACACATATTACTGTTTTCCCTAAACCTATTGCAGCCGATGACGCCGCTTTGTCGGATCATGAGAAAGCATATGCAAACATTGACACTCAGATTTCAAATGCAGCAGTTGTTGAAAGACTCAACATCGATGCCTCTGCCAAAACAAACATCTTCTGGGATAAATCAGCAATCAAAGTTGTTGGTGGTACACTTCCTGTTGGATTGTTTCAGGAGTTCAACGCTGCAAAGGTTATCACGAAATCTCTTTCAAATGGTCTCCCTGTTTACTGCATGTATGAAGGTGATATTGCCGACCTTTCACTTAGATACAGAATCACAGCATGGACAGGCGTAACTGTTGTTAACCCAAGTAACTGCGGTGTTGCGGTATCTTATTAAACTAAACGCCCGGCTTAATTGCCGGGTTATTTAAAGGAGATATCATGGGTAAAAATGAATGTACGACAATAACACCACAACTTGAAGCATTAGTTGAAACTTTACAGGGTGATTATAATGTTTCACTTCCTCTTTTGGATATTGGAACGACACCCGCAAACGTTGAGAATGTAGCATTTGATTATCAGATTGCTGGCGTTAGGTACACCAAGGCGGCAGTCGCAGCCGGAACAGCACCCGGCGATGACGTAGTTCCTGTTGACACTTACGGAGCCGTTGCACTCGATATCGATGCAGCCGGAACAATCACAATTGCAGAAGCAGCCAAAAACTCAACTGGTTATATTTCAGCAGCACTTGCGCTTGAAGGAATACCAGCGGTTGCAACCGGAAAAGCTCGGATGGGTACGGTTTCAGTGTTCAGAGATACTGCTGGCGCTTTTACTTTCGGCGCGACTTCGCTTGCTGATGGTGACACAACAGTTGTCTACACTGACAGCGATACAACATTTCAGGCATTAGAACTATAATTTAAACGTGGGGCGTAAAAACCCCACCGGAGGACAATATGAGCGTTGTATTGTATAGACAGGGCAACACGCACACAGTCAACGGGATTGATTGTGAATTAAAGCTTGTACGCTCTCGGACTTTTACCGGCACACCAGAAGAAGGATGGTTCTTATCACCGGAAGAAGCATATAAAGAGTCAGAAGAAATCAAAGCTGAAGTTTTAAACTATGACAAAATGTCAAACCCCAAAATAAGAGAACATGCCAAAATAGCAAACATATCTAAATGGAAAGATGCAAGGATACAAACTCTTAAAGATGAATTAAAGGCTTTGTAAAATGACTCAATATCTTAAAGGCGACTGTGTAAATAACGCATATCAGGAGTTAAGGATCTCTGGTCTTACTGTTCAAGCCGGTCCAGAAGAAAACGCAACGGCTTTAAGAAGACTTGAGAGCATGGCAAATGAATACTTCAACCGGAATATTTGTGTCGGTTATAACTTTGAGGACACACCGGACTTAAATTCTTCGGCCGGTATTCCACCAGAATATCAAGAGGCTTTTGAAACTAACCTTGCGGTCAAGTTGATTTCTATTTTTGGCAAAGGCGCTGCTGACAAGTTTGACCAAACTCTATTCGGCAGAGCATCCGGTTTATTCTCTTACATGAGTACACTGACAGCACCGATTCAGAGAGTTCAGCCATCTGGACGTATGCCGATCGGTTCAGGAAACGAGAGATATGGTAGAAGTTGGAGCAGATTTTTTAAACCTGCTAATACTCCTGATCCTGGTTGCGAGACAAATGACATGATTATTGGAGAAATTAATGATTATGTTGAGCACTTTGACTCTGACATGATTGACGGTGAGCTCTTAGCATCACACACAATAGAATCAAACACCGGTCTTACGATTGTTTCTGATTCTCTTTCTACATCTTCGGTTGATGTTGATTACCGCATTGAGGCTATCAAATCTGATTCGAATAACACAAACGGATTATATCAAGTCAAGATTGTAGCCACGACTGACAACGGAAGAGTAATGACAAGATTAATTGACTTCACATTAACGGAGGTCAAAATTGCCTGAGTCTCAAGTTCCTATATTGAAAGGTGATAAGATCGCAAACAGCCTTGAAACTGACTATCGAGATGCGTTAGCGGTCAATATGTATGCTGTTGAAAAGCCGATACTGAACGCAGCTGGTTACATGATT